CTACAAAATACTATAATGCAGTAAAAGAAGTTAATACATTTAAATATACATATAATTCAAAAGTAAAAATGTACCAGTTTACTAGCGGAACTCCTACTTTAATTTCATCACAAACCGTAGCCACATTTACAGGTGAACCTGGAACCGCATATAGTACAATATATTACGTACCAATAACTAAAGTTTCTGCAACAACCCTAGGAGACTCAATTTCTGGAATTGGGTGGGTTGGAGGACTTTCTGGAGCAGCAAATTATACTTATTCAGGGTCTAAGGGAACAGCTGTTGGAGTAATTGCAATGACAGCAACAGAAAATCAAGGTAGTACGTTAGACAATTTCTCAGCCTAATCGCTGTAGACAAATATACATAGATTATGTATAATATAAGAAACAAGGAGGAACTATGCCAGAATTACCACCAGTTAAAATAGCATTTATTATTGACGGAGAAGTAATAGATATTTTGCACACAGATGAAAGATTAGGTGCAATATTTACAAGCAATCCAATTATTAAAAATGTTACTGGACAATTAATTACAGATGATGGAATTGTTCAGGTAGGATCTACTTATAATTCAGAAACAAATGAATTTGGTCCAAAGCCAGAAGAAATAACAGAGCCAACGGAATAGCAATGTCACAAAAAACACCTTTTCAAATATGGAAAGAAAAAAATGCTGGGGATAAAGTTAGACCCTGGGATTTATTAAATCCAAAAATTGGAAGAGTAGATGATGATACATTTAAATATAGATATGAAAACCATTGTTTAAATTGTCCGTCATTAATTAAAGCAACAAAAACTTGCAAAAAGTGTGGATGCTTTATGACAGAAAAAGCAAAGCTTCCTCATGCTGGATGCCCTCTCGGAAAATGGGGACCAGTAACAGAGACTAAGGATGTTATTTAATGGATTTAGAAAAACAAGAAAAAATTGATATTATTAATGTGCACTTAAAAAGCATTGTAAATAATATTTTTAATATAAATATGTTAATTATTCAAGAGTCCGCAGTGACTCCAATTAATCAAGACTCAGTAGATGCTTTAGAATTACAGCTAGAAAATGCATTTGCAAAAAAACAAGCATTACAAAGCGAATTAGAAAAGGTAACAAATGAACCAGGAGAATAAAGCAAGCTTAGTCATTACAGCGTTGCAACAAAGAATAGGTGAATTGGTGTCAAATTATGAAACTCAAATTGCAATATTACGTGCAGAAATTACACAACTTGTGGAAAAGGAAAATGCTAAAGATCAAGCAAAAGAAGAATACTCAGAGCATCTTAATAACCTCTCCGACTGATTTCCCTTCAGGAATTGCTGTTAAAACAGACAAGGGTACTTACTGGATTAAAGACGGAAAGAGATACAAGTTGATATCTAAAAGAGCAGAGGAGTCTTGGTCTTTTACTACAGTAAATGCTACAGAGTCTGCCTTATCTTTAATTAAGCAGTCTGGTAAATTAGGGTTTAGAGACGGCGCTTTGATCAAGAACATTGCAGATGGTAAAATGTATTTAATATCGCAAAATAAAAAGCGTCATATTGTGAACCCAGATTCATTTTCTAAATATGGACTTAATAGGTCTAAAATTGTAGAAGTAAGCGAATCAGAAATAAATTCACATGAATTAGGAGAAAATTTATAATGGCAGCAAATTGGAAAGTTGTAACGTTTAATGAGGGTGCACCATTTGACCCAAATGATTTAAATCAATTACAAGATAATTTAACAGATGTTTTTACAAAATCTACAAGCTTATTAAATGCTACAAAAGACTCTAGCGGTAAAAATAGAGTAGCGGTCACAGATCAAGGCACAGCATCAATAATATTAAAAGGCACAACTCCAGCATCCGTATCAGTAACATTTACTCCGTCATTTACAGCAGGTACAGATACTGGATTTGTTGCATCAATGGCACAGGCTTTAACTTCTACAACAGGAAATGTATCCGTATCGGCAGTTTTAAATACAGATAAAACAGGCGGAACAATATATGCGGTAAGCAATAAAACAACCACTTCAACAATAAGTGTTAATTGGATAGCAACTCAACTTAAAACTATTTAATGCTTGACAGGTTATAAGAATATGTTAAAATATAGCATGTTCAATAAAGTCACGAAACCGTGACTTTTTTAATTTAAGGATATTAAATGTCTAATGATTTAAAGTGGATGCTGTCATCGGATCAGCAATTTCCATATCAAGATGATAAAATGATTGAGCTTTGGTTTAAGGTTATGAAGTGGTTTAAGCCAGATGTTGTAGACTATCTTGGCGACACAGATGATCAGGCCTGCTACAGTAGATTTACAGAAGGAAAGCCAACAGAGTTTTTAAAGGCATACAAGAATGACGACGTAACAAATGATTTAGAGTTAATGCTAAAAGACATGAAGTTTGAGGCAAGTGGTGCCCGTGAATTTTATGAAAGAACAAGAAAGATGCTTCCCAACGCACAGCTATTCTCAGCGTTAGGAAATCATGATATTAGAATTTTTGATTATTTAGATAAGAAAATTCCTGAATATGCAAAGCATGTTACCCCAGAAGCTTTATGGAGTTTAGATTCATTAGGATATGATTATATTTATTATAATGAATTGCCAAAGAAACGTTTTGGAGATATCCACGTCCATCATGGAATTTCAATTTCAGCAACAGGGTCGGTTAGAAAAGACATGGAAGATCTACAAGTATCTTTAATTAGAGGACATTCTCATAGGATTGCATCTCATTTAGTTACTTATGAATTAAGAAATAAAGGCAAGGGGGAAACTTTGCGTGGATATGAGATTGGTCATATGTGCGATGAAAAGGGACCAGGAATGAAGTACACCCAGCATCACGATTGGCAAAAAGGATTTGCCATAGCACATATTGAAGGTGGCAAATATCCACACGTTAACATGATTCACGTATCCCCAGAGTATACTTGTGTTGTTGACGGAAAGTTGTTTACTTTATAATGTGGTGTGCAAAATGCAACGGCAGAGTTTTTGTAGATAGAGTTTTTTCCCAAAAATTGCACGTAGAGCTTTTTTGTCTCCTATGCGGAAAAAGATGGATGATCAATAAAGAAACGAATAGATTTGGAAAATGGTTAGAAAAAAAAGATCGAGAGTACGCAAAAAATTTCTCTATTTCTTCTTAAACAATAAATTACATAAAGTAATTAGATTGTCTAGGGCTAAAGATGAAATTGTTGCATGGTGCTACCCAGATAAAAAAAGGGTAATGTACTCGTACTCCGATGCCGAAAAAAATATGGAAACTGCTTATACTATAAAACAAGTTGGTCAAATATTAGGTAGACACAAAGTAACAATAGAAGAATACATTTTGCAGGGTAAAATACAAAAGCCTCAAAGAGTATATCCAATAAGCAATCCAAGTAGCAGGTGGTCTAAGTTTATGCTTAGTGAATCTGACATACTTAAATTACATGAATATATATTAGAAGCTGGTTACACAAAAAATATACCTTCTAAGGCAGAACTTAGGGCACTTCTCAAAAACAATATTATATTGTATACTAAGACCGACTCTGGATTCGTACCAGTATGGAAGGCGGAGTAGTGTCTAGTAGATTTGTTGTATGTGATATTTGCAACAAAGAAATAGAATTACGCTGGGCTATTTTTGGAAGCGATACTTTAAGCAGGCATAGAAAGGCGGAGCATAAATGAAAACAGTAGTTAAAATAGATTTATCATTTACTAGAAATCTTGGTAATTTTGAAAGTATTAAAATTGGAGTTGGAGTAGAAGACTCTGTTAGAGATGGCGAAACTGTTAATGATGCTACTGAAAGAGTATATAAATTTGTTGAAGATAAATTAATAGAAAAAACTCAAGATATAGAAAAAGAGTTAAAGAGTGGCAAATAGCAAAGAGCCCTATATTCTATTAAGCATATATCAAAATATGTATCAAAACAAATATGGCAAGATGCCATCGTTAAATAAATATAGAGAAAAATGGGCAATGCAAGATGTAATTGATAGCGTGGGATATAGTCGTGCAAAAGAGCTGATAGAGTATTATTTTATCACAGGGAAAAACGGACATCCGTTACAGTTTTTCTTTTTTAACTTTGATAAAATTGATATAATGGAAAGAGAAATTAAGAAGGATAAAACAAATCGTCGCATTCTTCAAGAAGCAACTAAAAAATTAGTAGAAGGCGAAAACGAATGAATACAGAAGCAACGTTAATATCGGCAGTATGTAAAAACAAAGACATCAGCACATTGCTTGCAGATAACGTTGATGACCTATTTACTTCACATAGAGATATATGGGAAGGCTTAAAGTCATACTATTATAAGTTTAAAGCAGTTCCTGAAATTGGAGTATTGCAAGAAAAGTTTAAAGACCTAGAACCAGACTTAAATGCAAAAGCTGAAACTGGATATTATTTAGATAAATTAAAAAATGAATATTTGTCAGCAAGATTAAAAAGCATTATTCTTCAAGGTGGCTCTGCACTAAAAGAAGATGCAGCATCTAGAGTATTGGCAGACATGCAAAGCAAACTTGCTAGTCTTTCTAGATTTACAAACAATGTAAGAGACTTAGATGTCACAGACTTAGATGCAGCAGAAAGACACTTTATGTCTGTTAAAGATAGATCATTAGTAATGGGTGGAAGTCCAGGAATTAAAACAGGGTTTCAAGCAATTGATACAGCATACCCAACTGGCATGGCTCCAGGACATTTAATTGTTGCAATTGGTTGGCCAGGAAAAGGTAAGACATGGTTTACTTCGTACCTTGCATGCAAAGCATGGGAGCAAGGATTTAAGCCAATGATTATCTCTCTTGAAATGTCTCCAGAAAATATGCGTGATCGTATTTACACAATGCTTGGATCAGGTTTATTTAAAGCAAGTGATTTATCAAAAGGTGACATTAACATTGATGACTTTAAGTCATGGGGTAAGAAAAAATTTGAAGGTAAAAATAGTTTTGTTTTAGTATCAAATGAGGGAGCAGGAGATGTAACTCCAGCAACTATTCAGGGTAAGATTGATCAGCATAAACCAGATTTAGTTATCTTAGATTATCATCAATTGTTTAATGACAATAAACGAAGCAATTCTGAAGTAGAAAGAAATAGAAACGTATCTCGTGAATTTAAGTTATTGGCTGTAACAAATAACATACCAGTCATAGATATTACCGCAGCAACCGCAGATGATATTTCTGATCAAGACAATCCGCCAATGATGAGTCAAGTTGCATGGTCTAAAGCTATTGAATATGATGCTGATATGGCTATGGCTGTTCATAGATATCCAGGAACTAATTTAATTGAAATTGTTTCTAGAAAAAATCGTCATGGTCATGAGTTTGATTTTCATTTAGATTGGGATATTAACAGAGGTATTATCAAAGAATTGTATGATTATGTACCACCACAAACCAATTAAAAGATTTCAAATTGACGTAGAGTTTAAAGATGATTCAGACATCATTAGACTTAAAAATCAATATGAAAATATGTTAACTCATAAAATGAGAGACATTGGGTACTCTAGGATACTTGACATAGACACCGCATTTTCGGTAGAATTTACGGGTACAACTTGGAAGTTTTTAATGACTCTTCATGGAATATATACGGGAAGGCGGAAAGCATGGCAAGCAGAGGGAATAACACAAGGCAAATTAGTTCCACGCAATATGCACCTAACCATATAAAATCAATAGTAAAAGAAATTGGTCTAAGGATAATTAGTGAGTCTAATAATAACCTAGTTGTATATTGTCCATTTCATAACAATACACATAGTCCAAGTTTTTATATTAGCGAAGAAAATGGGGCATGGCTTTGCTTCAATCCAGCCTGTGGAGAAACTGGCAACATAATTCAGCTAATTAAAAAAATTACAAACAAGAATGACTTTGAAGCAATTAGACTAGTCTCTTCAAAAGAATCACAAGCATTAGACGACTTTGATGAAGTTCTAAATAAGATGTTTGAGGATAAACCAGAGTTTATAGAATTTGATAGTAAAAAATTAGAAGATCTATCTTTAGGACTTACATTTAGTAAAGAAGCAAGAGACTACTTTGAATCTCGTGGAATTAACCATAACTCAATGTCTCATTTTAATTTAGGATATTCCGAATCTCAAGGCATGGTAACCGTTCCAGTGCATAGCCCAGACGGCACCCCAGTTGGATTAGTAGGAAGATCTATTACAGAAAAAAGATTTAAGAATAGCACCAACCTTCCCAAAAATAAAACTTTATTTAATATACATCGTGCCAAGAAAATTGGCGATCATGTAATAATTGTAGAATCAAGCTTTGATGCAATCCGTGTGCATCAATCTGGTTTTCCAAACGTGGTTGCCACTCTTGGCGGTCATATGTCACCAGACAACATTAATCTATTAAATAAATATTTTAATAAAATTACAATCATGACGGACGCAGATCAGGCTGGTAGAGAATTAGGAATATCAATTTCTAATAAATTAAAGAATAAAGACATCTTGTGGGCATCTTATACTTATGGTAAGATATATCCTCATGACGCAAAAGATTCAGGAGACATGACCGAAGCAGAAATTCAATCTTGTATCAAGAATGCAGTTTCTGATGTGGAATACAAATCCTGGAATTAATGATATAATAACCGTACAGATGGATATATACCATCACCAAAGGAGATAAAATGAGTATAGTAAAGGGTCTAAAAGACCTAAACAAAGCGTTAGACAAACCTGTATATTCAGGTGGAGAAGACAACAAAGGTCGTTGGTTAAAAATTGAAGACGGAGAAAGCGTAAAGGTTAGATTTCTTCAAGAGTTGGATGCAGATTCTCCCAACTATAATGACAAACTTGGATGCGGATTTATTGCATTAGAGCACACAAACCCAAAAGATTACAGACGTAAAGCTTTAGACACAATGGAAACAGAAGGACGTGACTGGGCTAACGAACAACATCGCAAAGATCCAAAGGCTGGATGGAAAGCCAGAACACGTATTTATATAAATGTATTAGTTGATGATGGAAAGAACGAGCCATACGTTGCAATACTATCTCAAGGAACCAGTGGAAAAACAATTACTCCTACCCTTATTGAGTATGCTGGTGAAATGGGAAGCATTACAAATTTAATGTGGCGTATTAAAAGAAATGGCAGTAAGACAGATACAAGTTATACAATAATCCCGTTAGCAAAAGATGAGACACCTTTTGATTTTGCAGCGCTTGAATTGTTTGATCTTGAAAAAACTGCCGTAAGGCATGTTCCGTATGCAGAGCAAGAAGCTTTTTATATGGGAGATAGCAATAATGAGGAAACTCAAGGCTCATCAGGTAGCGTAGAGTGGTAATTTAATAATCTGGGGGGTGGCTATTGCCATCCCCTATTTTATTTAGTAGAATCAATACATGCAAAATTACGAAATACCAGACCCATTTATGGAGTTTGTTAGAAATAGAAATCTTAAATTATCTGGAGCAATATACGATTATTTTGCTAAAGAGTGGAGTTACAAATGCAGTACTTGCCTAGATGTACTACATGCTCCAAGTAAAAAAACAATAACTAAAACTAGGCTTAGTCACACAAGAAATATTTGTTTAGGCGGATACTAATGAGTTTTACACATCTTCACGTACATAGCTACTACAGCCTTATGGATGGATTAAATTCTCCACTAGAGTTAGCACAGGCTGCAAAAGATGCTGGCCAAACATCTATTGCTATAACAGATCATGGCACATTGGCTTCACACAGAGAAATGCAATTGGCTTGTAAAGAAATTGGCATTAAGCCAATACTTGGCGTAGAAGCATACATATCCCCAACAGATAGATTTGATAGATCTTCAAAAACAGATAAAAGTATCCAGGCATACAATCACATTATTTTATTAGCTAAAAATCAAAACGGTTTAAAGAATATAAACATACTTCAAGAGTTGGCTTGGAACGAAGGATTTTATCACAAGCCTAGAATTGATAGGGAGGTACTAAAAGAATATGCAGAAGATATTATTGTTCTTTCTGGATGCCTTAACGGCCTTATTAGTAAATGCATTGAAAAAGGAGAATTTGAGGAAGCGGAAAATATACTTAAAGACTTTAAGAAAACTTTTGGCAAAGATTTTTATATTGAAGTTCAATCTCATAACCCCGAAGAAATAAATAGTAAGCTGTTAGAATTAGCGGATAAACTAGATATAAAGCCAGTGGCAACAGGTGATGCTCATTATGCTAAGGGTGAAGATAAAATATTAGAAGAGGCAATGCTTATATTGTCTACATCACCTAAATCAGATAAAGAAGCAGACTTTGAAATGTCTAGAAATATGAATAATATGTTAGATAGATTTAATTATCTTTATCCAGACAGAAGAATATCATTTCAAAATTACAATTTATTTATTCAGAGTAGAGAAGAAATAGAATCTGATTTTAATAAATGTAATATTAAACGAACAGACATTTATGATAATACTATTGAGATATCTGAAAAAATTGGAGAATACGATTTTAACAGGGGTCTAGACCTCCTGCCAGTACCTAAGACAGATGCAGATGAAAAGCTTTCCCAGATGGCCTTCAAAGGCCTAGAAACACTACACCTGACCTCGTCATGGCTAGGCAATGATACATATGAGCAAAGATTAGTTGAAGAGTTAGAAATAATTAAAGATAAATCATTTGCTTCTTATTTTCTAGTTGTAGCCGATATGATTAATTGGGCTAAAGAAAATAATATTATGGTTGGTCCTGGACGTGGATCTGCTGCAGGCTCACTAGTATGTTATGCGCTAGGAATTACCGATGTAGATCCAATTGAATATGACCTATTGTTTTTCCGATTTATTAACCCTGAAAGAAATGACTTCCCAGATATTGATACTGACTTTGAAGATCGTCGCCGTAAAGAGGTTAAAGACTATCTTAAAAAGAAATTTAAGCACGTAGCCTCTATTTCAACCTATACTTATTTTAAAGACAAGGGTGTTGTTAGAGACGCTGCTCGTGTATTTATGGTCCCGCTTTCAGATGTTAATCGTGCCATGAAATCAATTGATACATTTGAAGATTTTATAGAGTCTCCTAACACAAAAGAATTTAGAATGAAGTATCCAGAAGTTGTATGGCTTGCAGAAAGATTACGTGGAAAGATTAGAAGCGTTGGAGTTCATGCTGCTGGAGTTGTAGTTGCAAAAGATGATTTAAGAAATTTTGCACCTATTGAATCTCGTGAGGATGCTCAAGATAAAGTTTCAGGAAGAATACCAGTTGTTGCTTACGATATGGATACTGTAGCAGATATTGGTTTAATTAAATTAGATGCTCTAGGATTAAAGACATTATCAGTAATTTCAGATACAATAAAAGCAGTTAAAGAAAGACACAATAAAGAAATTGTTTTATCTAGTTTACCATTTGATGATAAAGATGTTTATAAAACATTGAGCGAAGGATACACAAAAGGAGTATTCCAAGCTGAAGCAACTCCCTATACAAATCTATTAATTAAAATGGGAGTAGACAAGTTTGAAGACCTTGCTGCATCTAACGCTTTAGTTAGACCAGGAGCAATGAATACAGTGGGTGCCTCATACATTAGTAGAAAACATGGCCTAGAAGCAGTTAGCTATGTTCATGAAATAATGAAACCTTTTACTGAGAATACATATGGTGTTATCATATATCAAGAGCAGGTTATGCAGGCTTGCGTACATTTAGGTGGTATGTCTTGGTCAGAGGCTGACAAGGTCCGCAAGATTATTGGAAAGAAGAAAGATGCAAAAGAGTTCGACCAGTTCAAGGATCAATTTGTTAATGGGGCTTCAAAACACATTTCTAAAAAGAAAGCGGAATCCCTATGGCATGATTTTGAAGCTCACGCAGGTTATTCTTTTAATCGTAGTCACGCTGTTGCTTATTCCATGCTTAGTTATTATACGGCTTGGCTTAAACATTATTACCCGCTTGAATTTATTTTTTCAATTCTTAAAAACGAAAACGATAAAGACAAAAGAACAGAATATTTAATTGAGGCTAAAAGATTAAATCTTAAAGTATTGCTGCCACACATTAATGAGTCAGATGTATATTTTTCATTAAAAGAAAAAGCAATTCAATTTGGTTTAGCTGAAGTTAAATTTATCTCAGACAGTATTGCAAATAAAATTATAGAAAGAAGGCCATATGCCAATTATTCCGATTTCGTACAAAAAGCCTCTGCGAAAGGCAGCGGGATTAACAGTAGGGCTGTATCTGCTCTTAATGCTATTGGCGGTGCTGCTTTTGAGGACAATCTCAGAGACGGTAAGGAAAAAGAAAACTACTACGAATACTTAGGTATTCCTACATTTAATTTAGAATCAATACCACCAAGAATTAAAGCTCAAGCAAAACCAATTCAAGATTTTGATGATTTAGGATCATTCCCAATGTTTGGAATGGTTAAAAGTATTAAGCGTGGTACTGGGTGGGCAAGAGTAGAATTAGTAGATGAAACTGGATCAATAGGTTTATTCCATAATGAGCAGACGCAAATTGAAACAGGGCAGATGTATTTTATTCTTGTTGGAGATAATCGTATTGCAAGGTATATTAAAGTAAATGATATAGATCCAAATGGGTCAGATCTTTTTGTAGACTATTTATATAGAAAAGAATATGATTTAGAAGATGACGAACAATTAGTTATTAACTTTAATCCATATAAAACTAAAGCTGGCAAAACAATGGCGCATATTGTTATGACAGATAAAAATAAACAGCTCACACGAGCAATAGCATTCCCAGCAATGTATGCTAAGGTGTTAGCAAGAATGCGTGAAGGAATGAAAAGCAAACCCGTTCTATCAAAATTAGAAGATGGAACCCTAATGATAAAGGAAATAAAATGACACAAAATCCAAATGAAATATTTCAATCTATGAATATTACAAAAATTTTATTAGCTATTTTAGAAAATCAAAAAGTAGTTAATGTGCCAATTGATATTTTTATTAATGCTGGTGCCGAAGAAAAAGGTTTAAATGTTGAATACAATGAAGAAACAAAAGAATTTGTATTTCAATTAAAGGAGAAAATTGAACAACCGACTGATAATCAGGATGTTGCTACAGAATCAAATTGATGATCCTTTGACTCCTATTTTAAATAATAGATCAAATGACTTTTGCTATAAAGAAGTAAATCCTTATTTTAATGATATAATGAGTATACGTAGAGAGAAGATCAATGACAATTTTAATAGATGATATATTATCAAAATTAGATCCAAAAACAAGAGCAAGAGTACAGTCAGCACAAAATATAAAAGTAGAAAAACAACTTACTCCAAGTATTGGTTTAAACATGGCGTTAAAAGGTGGACTAGGTTTTGGTAGACAGGTATTGGTTTGGGGCAATAAGTCTGCTGGTAAATCTTCGTTTTGTTTACAAATGATTGCTATGGCGCAAAAAGAAGGCAAGTCTTGTGCATGGATAGATGCAGAGGCATCATATGATCAATCGTGGGCAGAAAAACTTGGGGTAGACTCATCTAAATTAATATACTCATCCGCAAAAACAGTAAATGATATGGTAGATGTTGCAACAAAATTAATGGAAGCAGAAGTTGACATTATTGTTGTAGACTCTATCTCGGCATTGCTGCCAGCAATTTATTTTGAAAAAGATGGAAATGAATTAAAAGATTTGCAGGATACAAAACAAATAGGCGCAGAAGCAAAAGATATGACACATGCAGTTAAGATGTTAAATTATGCTAATAAAAATACATTACTTGTTTTAATTTCTCAACAAAGAAATCAATTTGGATCCATGCATGCTTCACATATACCAACAGGAGGAATGGCAGTAAAATTCTTTTCTTCTACTGTTATTAAACTTTGGTCTTCTGAAGCTGAGGCTAACGCTATTAAAGACGGCGTCAAAGTCGGAGATAAAGTTATTGAACAAAGAGTTGGAAGACCAGTTAATTGGATTATTGATTATAATAAACTTGGTCCGCCAAATTTGTCTGGACAATATGATTTTTATTACCAAGGAGAAACTTTAGGAGTAGATCAAGTAGGAGAATCTTTAGATGTTGCAGAAATGTGTGGCATTGTAGAAAAAGGTGGCGCTTGGTATACAGTTAATGGAGAAAGATTTCAAGGTCGTGCTAAAGCAGTTGCGTATTTAAAAGAAAATCCAAAGGTTGTTGATAAACTAGTTAAGGATATAAATGCCAAATCTTAAAGAGTTTTTTGATAAACCTGAAATTTTACAAAAAAACGGAGTTGAAGAAATACCTGGAACAAAGCCATGTTCTAAGTGTGATAAAGATGCAGAAAAAGCATTTTGGGATCCAGCAACATTTACTATTTCTTGGAAATGTCCAGATGGACATGACAATCAATTTAAGGTTAATGGCTAATGTCAGAAAGATCAGAGGCTAAAAGAGATGGCGCAAGACAACAAAAAAATAGTGGACGTGGTGATTATCAAAAAGGTGACGCTCAATGGAAAAATTTTGTGGTGGATTATAAAGAGTACGAAAAATCAATCTCTATTTCAAAAAGTATTTGGGCTAAGATATGTACAGATACTTTTAAAGTTAGTAGGGATAAGAATCCAGTACTCAAACTCATCCTTGGCCCATCTAGTAGCAAAATCAGGCTGGCAGTAATTGAATGGGCTTTGCTAGAACAATTAGTAGAATGCTGGGAGGATAAAAATGGGAAGCAATAATAAAATACCTTTTAATAAAACAATTATTAAAAATGGTAGAATTATAAGACTTAGAAAAGATGGCACTATTAAAGCCGATCTTGGTCCATATAAAGTAAAAAAGGATAAATAATGGAAGATAAAAACACATTAGAGTTAATTAATTCTATTACTGAGTTTAACGATCTTCATGAGTACATGAATGATGAGCAGTTAGATAAAGCGTTGGCTATTGTAGTAAAGTTATTAATGAACCCAGATGTTCCATCTGCTAAAGCACCATATTTAATTATAGAGCTTCAAGCTATGTCAACTAAATTTTCTATGATGGCGTCAGTATATTCTACTATTGCAAAAGATAAAGCAGGAACTGTAAACAACAATAAGAAAAATATTTATTATTCAGCAAAGGAGTCTATAGACAAACTTGTAGATGCACTTAAGTATGTCGTTAGGTATAGCTCATAATGGGTAGAGATATAGTAAAAAATCTTAAATTTAAAAAACATACGGGAAAGCATTTTGACCCAGAACGATTTGCACAATTGCTTGATGAATCATATAGAAATACAAAACGTGCTGATGGAGAAATGACAAAGAAGTCTTTTAGTCCAAGTTCTTTAGGGTATGGTCATGGGACTTGCCCAAGATATTGGTACATGGCTTTTTCTGGAGCAATGTTTATTGACGACAACGATGCTGTTGCAGTTGCCAACATGGCACAAGGTACGCAAGCCCATGAAAGACTACAAAATTTAATTAAAACAATGCCAGAATGGAGAGCGGAAGAAGAAGAGATAGTAAATGAATATCCTCCAATCCGTGGCTTTATAGATTTAATTATGGAATATGATAATGAAACAGTAATTGGTGAAATTAAAACTGCCAAACAAGAGGTTTGGGATGGAAGACAATCAGAGATGAAGCCGACTGCAAATCATTTGCTTCAACTGTTAACTTATATGAAATTAAAAAATGCTAAAGAAGGATTCTTTTTGTATGAAAACAAAAACACCCAAGAGCTTATAGTAATACCAGTTTCAATGAATGAAAAAAATACTAAAATTATTGAAGATACTTTTTTATGGATGTGTGAGGTCTGGGATAATTTTAAAGACGGAGACCTACCAATGCGCCCGAAGGGATCATCTAAATCTAAAATGCCTTGTACCTATTGTCCAATTAAAAAGGAATGCTATTCAGGCCTAACAGGAACAGTACAAATAGATCAATATGAGGTTCCTAAAATATGATTTGTTTAAATAAAGAATGTAATAAAGACTTTAATCCAAAAACACATAATCAAAAATATTGTACTGATGAGTGTTGCAGAATTGCAACCAACAAAAGAATTATGGAAAAGTATTACGAAAAAAAAGCTATTAAGAATGGCGCAGTTAGATCTTGTAAACATTGTAAAACAAAACTAAGTAGATATAATCAAAATGATATTTGTGCTACATGTGAAAAAAATATAACATATGAAAGTAAAAAAATGATATGGGGTATATTAGGTGAACTTAGCTAGCCTAGTTAAAACAAAAGCATATCGTGTACTAGGCATAGATGCCTCTACTACCTCAGTTGCGTTTTGTTTAATGGAAAATAATATTCCGTTAAAGTGGGGAAAAATTGAATTATCTGGCGCAGACATATATGAAAAAATACATGATGCTAAAATTAAAGTGGCAGCAATGTTAGATAATTTAAAGTCAGATTATATTGTAGTAGAAGGAGCAATACTTGTCAGATCACCTGATGCTGTGATAAAATTATCATATGTATATGGAGTTGTTATTGCTGAGCTTATGTCTACTGGCGCTAAGGTTATTACTATTAGCCCATCCTCGTGGCAGGCGTTCATTGGCAACAAAAATCCAACGAAAGATGAAAAGTCTGCAATAAGATTAAAAAATCCTGGTTATGCAGATTCTTGGTATAAGAATCAATTACGCAATATGCGTAAACAAAGAACTGTAGATTATTTTAATAATAAATATAAATTATCATTAACAGATTTTGACGTAGCAGATGCATTTGGCATCGCACATTATTCAAATGAGGTGTTAACTAAACGATGAAGCTATATCAAAGCAAAGACTGGCTATATCGTAGATATATTGTTCAAAAGAAAACTGTTACTGAAATTGCTATAGAGTGTAGTGTCTCTGCTATGACAATACAAAGATATCTGGATCAGTTTGGATTAATTAAAAGGAGATAATATGAGTATAGAAAAAAAGATCTGGCAGACTTACGAAACAATTTTTGATGAATTGCCAATTTACGCTAAAGAAAGCGTAGGGACATGGACTCATCAAAATCCAGGATGGGCTTATGGCTACATGAGTGGACAAGACAGGGAAAACTTCTTTAAGGAACACTTCGACTCAAAAACATATGAGACCTATGTGAACCTGCCTTTAGGAGTAATGAAAGCTGGCTTATGGAGATTTGCTATTCTTTATATTCACGGTGGGATATATACAGACATGGACACACACTGCAAGACTCCAGTAGATACTTGGTTAAGCCCTGAATACGATATGATTTTAGATATCGAAAGAGATACCCCATGGCTAGCAACTCAAACAATTGCCGCTAAAGCTGGACATCCGCTACTAAAGGCAGCAATAGACCTTTGTGTTGAAAGATGTTCTGAAGGAATTATTCAACATAATCATATGGTTCATTACTATACTGATGTTCAAATGTTTACAGATGCACTATATAAAAAATTAGGCGTTGAGCCTTATCAAAAACATATCAATGAGTGGGCCCCAGAACTTATGGAAATGGATTTTCTAAAAGAAAATAAAGTAAAAATTCTTTGTGGAGAAGAAGCCAGAAGGCTATTAGATAAAGATGTAGTCCATCTTTATTGGGGAGATGACAGAGAAGCAGGATGGATTGCTTGGAAAAAAGATCCTCGTGTAAATGAATCTTATCCTAATGGATTTAATCCTCATGAATGGGAAAAAGAATGAGTGTTATAGGAGTATTGCCAGCATCTGGAAAAGCTTCTAGAATTGGTGGCATTCCTAAATTTTGTTTACCTATATCAGACGAAAGATCTCTTTTACAATGGCACGTAGAACAAATGCTTGAAGTGTGTGATGAGGTTAGAGTATCTACAAGAGCTGAGTGGGTTCCAATTATTCAAAATATGGACATGAATATTAAACTAATTGTTCGTGAGCCTTCAACAATGTCAGATGCAGTAAAGTTTATGGTGGGCGAGTATAACGATACAGTGCTTATTGGAATGCCAGATACATATATATTAAATGCACCTGGAAATATATACAAGCCTCTATTTAAAGACAATACTGCCGACCTTGTTCTAGGAATTTGGGAATGCGGAGAAATATTAAAGGGACGTGTCGGTCAAGTTTTAGTATCCCAAGATAAAGTAATTGGTTCAGAAGACAAGGTAGATAATTGTGATTACCCAGATATGTGGGGCACTATGCTATTCCAAAAGAATATGATAAGATACATAGATACAACACTAGATCATCCAGGAAAACAATTAAAGGAATGGATATCTAGGGGTTCTAATATTAAGGCGGTAAGACCAGGCGGACAGTATATGGATATTGGAACGCTAAGAGGATTAAAACAATTATATAAAGAAATGGATGCGTAATGTTAAAGCCAGTATTTAGAGATGTAAAAGAATTTAGATACGAAGACCTATACTTACATGCAGTCAGCGCCCCAGCTGGAAATAAAATATTAAATTCTTGTTTAGAAATTGCTCAAATGTTAATTGAAAAAAATATATCCTATGGCAATTCAGCCTTAGAGCCAATTAGAATATTTTCAACGGCGGACTCAACAGAGCAATTAAAGGTAAGAATTGATGATAAATTAAATAGAGTAAAAAATAATAAAGGATTTGCTGGAGATAATGATATAGATGACTTAATTGGCTACCTAATATTATATAAAATAGCCAAATCTAATTGACTTTTTAGTCAACTAGAATTATAATACATATATATGGAAATTGAATTATCAGATCATTTTGATCGAATGAATAAAGTTGTTGCCGAACTTTTAAAGGGCAACAATCCGACCCAGATTGCCTCTCTAACGGGCTATAAACGTTCAGACGTACTAGAACTTATAGACGAGTGGAAAACCGTCGTATACAACGATACAAGCTCTAAGGAACGGGCTAAGGAAGCTATCTCAGGAGCGGACCAACATTACTCTATGTTAATTAAAGAGGCATGGAAAACAGTAGAGGATGCAGATCAGGCAGGCCAATTAAATGTTAAAGCCAATGCCCTTAAATTAATTTCAGATATTGAAACTAAAAGAATTGCCATGCTTAAAGAGGTTGGCCTATTAGATAATGCCGAGATGGCAGATCAAATTGCACAAACAGAACATAAGCAAGATATTTTAGTTAAAATATTAAAAGAAGTTACGGCCTCTTGTCCAAAATGCAAAATGGATGTAGCAAGAAGACTGTCTCAGATTACAGGAGTAGTAGAGCCAATTGAGATAATTCAGGAGGCAAATGGATCTTAATTTTAACGACCTCATTGATATCCTTGACGGAGAAGAGTTTGAAGAAAGACCAGTAGACCTACAAACTTTTGTTACAAGCCCTAATTACTTAGCTTTGCCACCACTTTCAAATTATCAATATACACTAATTGAAAAGTCATCTCAAATATATAAAGAGTCTACATTAATTAAATTATTTGGAGAAGAAGAAGGCTCTAGAGTATTTAAGCAAACAGCCAACGAAGTAATTGCTCAACTTGGTAAAGGTTCTGGCAAAGACTACTGCTCAACAATTGCAACAGCTTATATTGTGTATTTGTTATTATGCCTAAAGGACCCAGCGTCATATTATGGGAAACCACCAGGAGATGCAATTGATATTTTAAATATTGCTATTAACGCACAACAAGCAAACAATGTTTTCTTTAAAGGTTTTAAGACACGTATTGAAAAGTCTCCATGGTTTACTGGAAAATACACAGACAAAGCTTCCGAAATGAAGTTTGATAAATCTATTACAGTTCATTCTGGTCACTCTGAGCGTGAGGCTTGGGAAGGATATAACGTTATTGTTGTTATCCTTGATGAGATTTCAGGATTTGCCACAGAAAATACAACTGGACACGATCAAGCTAAAACTGCAGACGCTATATATGAAATGTACAGGGCATCAGTAGATTCACGTTTTCCAGACTTTGGCAAAGTAATATTACTTTCTTTTCCAAGATTTAAAAATGATCCTATACAAAAATTTTATGAATCTGTTATTGCTGAAAAAGAAACTGTAGTAAGAAGCCATAATTTTAAAATGGACCTGGACCTACCAGATGGAACTGAAGGTAATGAGTTTGTAGTTGAATGGGAAGAAGACCATATACTTTCTTATTCTATTCCAAAAGTATACGCATTAAAGCGTCCAACTTGGGAAATTAATCCAACTAGAAGCATTGATGATTTTAAAGTAGCATTTTATAAAAACTCTATGGATGCATTAGGAAGGTTTGCCTGCATGCCTTCAGACGCAGTAGATGCATTTTTTAAATCAAGAGAAAAAATAGAGACAGCATTTAATAATACAGCAGTTGCTATTGATCAATTTGGAAGATTTGAAAATTGGTTTGCACCAGACCCAGATAAAGAATATTTTATACACGTAGACCTTGCACAAAAGCATGACCATTGTGCAGTTTCTTTAGCACATGTTCAAAAATGGGTTAACGTAAAAGTAAGCGATACTTACACGCAGCCAGCGCCAATAGTAGAAGTAGATGCCGTAAGGTTCTGGACACCGACACCAGACAAGTCCGTAGACTTTACAGAAGTAAAAGATTACATATTGTCTTTAAGAACAAAAGGATTTAAAATAAGACTTTGTACTTTTGATAGATGGAATTCCCATGACATGATGCAACAGTTAAAACAATACGGGATTAACACAGAAATTTTATCTGTTGCTAAAAAACATTATGACGATATGGCAATGATTGTTTTGGAAGAAAGATTAAAGGGTCCACATATTCCATTACTAATAGATGAGTTATTGCAATTAAAAATTATGAGAGATAAAGTAGACCACCCAAGAAAAGGATCAAAAGACTTAGCGGATGCTGTTTGCGGGTCAGTATTTAATGCAATAAGTGGAACTCGATTTAATTCAAATGAAGAGATTAAAATACATACATACGAATCAATGTCTTATGATAATGATTTTAGTAGAGATAACCCAGACGTATCTTCAGTAAATATGATAAGAGCACCAAGAATGCCAAATGAACTTAAAGACGCAATGGATAGGATGATGATAATATGAGTATATATCAAGAAAAAGCTAAAGAGTGTAAATGTTGTGGAAAGCATGTTCCTCTGCCAACAGTTTTAAAAGAGTATAATGGTCTTATGGTTTGCCCAACAACATTTTCAAATATAATAGAATATACAAGAATATGGAATGCAATTGGATCAAGGCCGCCTGGAAATGTGAGAAAGCATTTTTCTGAATATGTACAGGCAATTGTAGAGGTAAATATATCAAAGGAGAATAATGCTATCTAAATTTATTGAAAATGGGTACAGCGCTAGATATATAATTGATGAAGTCTTATTGGTTGATAATTTTTTAACTGAAAATGAGATAAATACTTTAGTAAATGTTGCAGAAAGTACCGATGAGGATGGCTGGAGAGTAGAGTATACAGAAAATTTAAAAAGATTTTGTATGCAAAAATTTGGAAGAGATGATGTTGATAATTTAGTTAAAGAAGGAAAATTCGAAGTTACAGATAATTGGGCGGATAAAATAATAAGCACAAACAATTTACCCGAAAGAACTCATATTACGGAAAGACTAAAGTCTGTATTAAAAGATTTTTCCGATTTAGATGTTCCTGGATTTGGAAGCATTCAAAGACAATACAAAGACGTTCCGTTAAAAAGTCATGTAGATCAGCATACAGACCCATCAATTAGATACGCTTCTATTATATATTTAAATGATAATTATAATGGAGGAGAGTTTTATTTTGTTAAAAAAGATTTTCAAATAAAGCCAAAATCAGGATCACTATTAATATTTCCTGGTACAGAAGAATTTGAACATGGAGTAAGAGCGCCTGAAGATGGACCAATGAGATACGTTCTTCCTGGATTTATTCACACTAAAGATTTTTATAAAAATAATAAGTTTTAAGTTATTGACTGTTTTATAAATAATATATATAATGTTATTTATAAGCAACAGTAGCTTAGTTGGTTAAAGCCCCGAACTCATAATTCGGTAATCGTAGGTTCGAGTCCTACCTGTTGCACAAGGAGATGCTATGGAAGATTCAGAGGATAACGATCTGTTTGATTATTATATGGAGATTGGCGTAATAGAATTATCTGGAATAGACGAATCTGGTGAAATAGTTTTTAAAGTTACAGATAAAGCAAAAGAGCTAGCCCCAGAGTTATGGAAAGCGCATGCCGATTACGTAGATGACACTT